TGGGTTTCGTACCAGTTTGCACCTATATTCCCTTCTGCGTCCACAGGACACCTGAATTGTAAGTCAGTTCCTGCCTTCTGTGCAGCTTCAATGACTACCTGTTTAATCAACTCTGCATACTCAGGACGCGCCTCAATCTGCACCTCATCGTGTACCCAAGCAACTAGCTTGTACGGTACTTTTTTCTGTCTAAGTTCCTTCTCAAAATTAACAAGCCACTGTTTAGCGATAATGGCCCCTGCTGATTGTAGAAGCGTATTGAGTGCAGAGTGTTCCGAACGAACATTAAGTCTGCGCCCATCAAGTCCCGGTAGCCAGCCTTTCTCAGCGAACTTAGCAACCTTTCGCTTGAGTTTAGCATAAGCAGGGACGTTTCGTTCAAAAGAATCAATAATTTTCTTCCCTTGCGCTTGTGTCCCACCAATAATAGACCCCACTTTTCCGGGCGAAGCGCCGTAGAGTGTGGCATATAAGACCGTTTTTGCATCATTGCGTGTAGCAACTCCAAACGCCCTTTGGTTTCTTGTATGCACATCTGTCCCATCTTCCTGCTTCCCTTCAATGATAGCCTTGGTGTATTCATCGTCATTGAGATAGTGTGCAAAGCAACGTAGCTCAATACCCGACAAGTCTACCCCAATCAGGACATTCCCTTCATCTACAGTCCAACACTGGCGGCACTCTTTCCCATACAAACTGCTTGTATTAGGAATCTGCCCCATGTTAGGTGTCGAATGTGTAGCCCTGCCTGTTACTGCCCCATTGGTGATAACCCTGCCATGCACACGACCATCAGAACCTACACAGTCAAACCAAGACTTGATCTGAGAGATACGCTTCTGCAAGAGTAGGTAGTCTAGGATCATCTTTGCTTCTGGGTATTTTAACTCAGATAGCACAGCTTCATCCACAATCACCTGACCCTTGTCCGTATGCTTCTTAGGCTTCCAGCCAAGCTCCATCAGCTTTTCAGCGATTTGTTGTCTTGAACCGGGATTGAAAGTAACAACGGAGTCTTTGAGTCGCTTTCCAGTCTTTTCTGAGATTCGCTCAAGGGTGACTGGAGGCCACCTCTGTTGCATTTGCTCATAAATTCCGTCCAGCTTCCCTTGAATGTCAACCAACAGATTTGTTGCATATACCTGATCCAGTTTAAAGCCATTCTTTTCCTGCTTCGAGATGATAGCAGCTACCTTGTGTTCTAACTCAACGGATTGAGTAGAAAACTCTTTCTCATTGAGTAATTTAACCAAGTGGTGATACAACACCTCTAGCACATCCACATCCCTGACACAGTAGTGATCCATCAATGCCTCATGTGGCTCATCAAACTCCAGCAGCTTAGGTGTGTCCTTCTCGCTACGGTTAGTCATCCAAAGCCATACAGCTCGATAGTCAATCTTCTGTAGTCCAAGCCTTTCTCCCCATGCCTCTAGGCTGTGTCCGTTCTCTAGGCTCGGATCGAGTAGGCGGCTTACAATCAGTGTATCGAATACCTGATTCCCATGAATCTTCGTATTCCAAAGCCTGTTCAACACTGGAAAATCGAAGTTGATGCCGTTGTGAGCGACTATCAACGTAGTGTCCTTTAAATACTCCACGAGGGGCTTTGCTTGTTTCCATAACTTTGTCTCACCTGTGTCAATGTCTTTAGTCACCACCACCCAAATGTGGCTATGTTTGGTGTCTGTCTCAATGTCTAGCAGAATACGCTTCATTTCATTCCTTGGTTACTCCTGTGTTGCTCTCCTTTGGCAATGGCTTGTCCAAACTCAGGCCACTCGGTTGTGTCGCCTTCCCGCCAAGCACTTAAAAACTCACTGGCTTCAAGACCTTGCTCAATTGCAAAATCAATTGCTGCGTTGAATGTTTTTTGCATCACTTGGTTTGCTTCGTGCAAGCGGAGAAGCTCGGCAGCGGCAAGACAACCCTGCTCCTCACTAAACCCATCCCCATAATATTCAACGTGTTCAGTCAAAGCAGTTGCCAGTCGCAGTGCTTCAGGTTGTTTATCAGTCATAGCGGTGCTTCTCCGTTCTTGATAAACACATGGTCAAACTCATTGTTCTGATGCCACACCTCTGATGGTTCCTGTTCCTTCTCACAGATACCACGATCCACCCAGATAGGCTCAGAGGGGAAAGGCCAGTGGTCATTGATAACAGACAACTGAATCCTGAAGTCGCTACGACCTACCTCAATGCCTCTCTGACCGTCAAACTTCCAAATAGTTCCATTCATAGTACTTCCTCTTTCTGTTCAATCATTCGACCTGTCATCTTCTCATACTTCAGATCACAAGCAGGGCCAGTGTAACCGTTGTACCGATTTTTAGCAACAGCTACTTTGGTGGTGTGACGTTCTGCCTCATCCTCTGCCATGCTGTTACGCTCCAATGTTATCACAGCATCACTCAACTGTGCAATAGCACCTGAGCCTCGAAGTTGTGATAAAGACACACTCTGACCATCTTCGTGACCTGAGTTACCTTGTGGCCTACGGAGGTGAGACACACAGATCAAAGTCACTTCCAGTTCCTGTACCAGTGTCCGCAGCTTAGTCATCATGTTATCTATGGCCTTCCGTTCGTCACCCACATCTTGACCAGATACAACAATGCTAATGTGATCCAAGAATACAACACGACAATCACACGCTTTAGCCATGTATCTGATCCGGTTGGCGATGTTGTCCACATCACTGCTACCGAAATGGTCAAACAGGTAAATGCGATTAGTACCAAGTGTAGCATCAAACGCTTCCTTCAATTCACTCTCTGTTACAGGTGTGTCTGGTAGGTGCAACAGTTTGTTAGCATGGAGGCTCATGATACTCCGCGCTGTCTTACGTGTTGACTCTTCCAAGAACAACCCTCCAATGTTCCACGATGTAGTCTTGAGCAAGTGATACAGAATCTCTCGCAAGAACTGACTCTTACCCAATCCACTGCCAGCAGTGACCGTGATAAGTTCAGCAGGGCGCAGACCATAGAGCAGCTTATTCAAGCCTTCCCACGGGTACTGTGCCTCTGCTACTGGCTCAGGCTTAACCACTTCCTCCCACAGTGAAGCAGCATTGACGATACCGTCAGGGATATATGTCTCAGCCCTCCACCACTCATTAACGAACTCTTTGGTAGCCCCTGCCTTGAGGTAGTCACAGGCATCTTTGAAAGCACCTTTAGGCTTCACAATCTTAGCCTTCTGCCCGAACACTTCAGCCACCTCTTTAGCAGCCTTCTTCCCCGGCTCATCGTTATCAAAGCAGATAACAATGTTCTCAAAGCTGTTCAGCCACTCGTATTGAGCTTTACAGTCCTTCAGGGCTGCGCTGGCTCCGTTACGGATGGAGACACTAGGCCACTGAGAGCCTGTGAGTTGGTATCCTGCCAATGCATCAAGTTCCCCTTCGTATACCGTGACATATTTCCCACCGGAGTGAAAGAGAGACTGACCGAACAGAGCTGCTGATTTGAAGTCTCCGGCAATGGAGAAACTTTTGTCAGCAACTGAGCGCACTTTAACAGCGACTCTAGTTCCGTCTGCGTCAGCATAAGGGTAATAGTGTTTGCCTTCATCTTGTGTCACTCCAAACTTGTCACAGGTTGCTTGACTGATCCCTCGTTCAGGGATTGCTTTGATTTGTCCACTTGGGAGCTGCATATCTTTCCTTGCTACATTGTATCGAGCTATCTCTAGCTCCTCTTGCTCTTCCCCGGATGGTGTATACGTATGGCACACATGGCAGAACGAATGACCATCATCGTATAGGCTGTTCCCATCGCTACTGGTGCAATGAGGACAGGCAGTGTGTTTAACGAACTTAGATTCAACTTTCATTTTTCTTCTCTAGTTCAAACTGTGCTTGAAGAACTTTATCAGCGTACTCTAACAAAGGCCATAACGTACCAATGTCGTCGTACTCAAAAGGACGAGAACCAATAAACTCAAGGTTGTATCCTTCTTTATCCCTGTCCCACCAACATAAGGTATAACAAAACCATTCATCGTTTGCACCCACCTTCCAGCAAACAATCTCAGGCTTACGTCCTTCTCCTAGCTGACGAAACTCTAAATCTCGATACTTCATGATGCCAGTTTCCAAAGTCCAATGTTAGCAAAAGCATACCCCATGTAAGCCATGCACATACCCATGTTGCCCTTCAAACCCTGCTCCAAGGCCACATAAGCATAGATAACCCCTGTGAGTGCTATAAGCCACCCGCTCATGCTTCTTTACCCCTTGCTTCTATGGTTGCGGCGAACCCGGCAATCGCTGGGTATTCCTTCTTCCACTTCTCTGCGGCGCGTTCGTTGAGCGACTTCACGCCGTTCTCAAGGTCGGACTGCACACACATCCACCACTCGTCCATAATGGCCTCACGCTCTTCTTCTCTGGCTTTTTCCTCGATAAGCTCATAAAGCCGATAGAAGTCAAACGCTTTACCAGCATCACAAGCTTCACGCAATGTCTGTTCGAACAAGGCGCTGATTTGGTCTTTAGTCATACTTCTTTACCTCTTGCTTCGTTCAATGCCTTGTGTAGTTCGTCCAAGAACTTACTGTAACCATAGTCTTCACGTTTGCACAGCTCTACAGCCCCTGCAATGACACCTCGCTCCCACATCTCATGCATGGCAAACTCATACTCATCAAACTCTAAGCCTTGCTCCTGTCTCTCAATGTCCAGTGCTTTGACTTTACCCATGTTACAAGCTCCTTTGTGCTAGTCCAACAACGATACCAGACAACAATGATACCACAAAAACAGCTAAGAAGAATATCCCCCAAGCTTTAAGGGTCTTTCTCCAATGGCTAGGTGCTTCGTGAATCTCAAACGTAGGTGTCTTACGCCCTATCTTAGCTGTCATGTTACGTTCCTTTCAGTCATGCGTTCTTCTCCTTACGCTCATTCTTCGCTTTGAGTTTGGCTTCGATAATCTGTGCAGCTTGCCACCAGCCTACATTACTTGCTGTCTGTATGTAATGCGAACGCTCCTCATCCGTCAGCCCCACCCACTCACGCTTCTGGAACTCACGCAACAGGCACTCGTAGTGGCTTGGCCCCCATGTGTGGCATCCGGGGCCGTGTGTGCCGATGCGCTCTGAGCGGTTCTGTTCCCACGTCAGGGCTTTGTTCAGGCGGTCAATCTCAGCTTGTGCTTCATCGGCACGGACGTATTCAACGCCGTGCTCGGTGTCGTCTCGCGTGACGCGGTTCATGTGTTCTTCTCCTTGAGCTTGGCTTCGACTTGCTTCACCATTTTTTCAAATACGTAAGTGCGGTAGTCTTGCGGTACCGTGCCCAACATAGCTTCTTGGATGACGTACTCACACGTAGTAGAAAGCCCCATGTCGTCCTGATGCGTGACTTGGATAACCCACCTCATGTGTTCCCCCTTGCTCGGATAGCGGCAGACAAATCAACACGCCAAGGTCTTTCAAACTGACGCACATAGTCATGCTCAATAAACTTTGCACACGCCTCACGCTCGTCAGCAACGGCTTTTTGTAGCCGTGCCACTTCGTCCATCAGTTGCTGGTTGAACGACACCAAGCGGCGCAGTTCAGAGGCGGCAACATCGCTTACCTCGTAGCCGGGGAACTCCGCTTGCAACGCATCAGCCAGTCGTTCGGCTTCTACGTTACTTCGTAACTGGGTTTGTGTGGTCATTTCGTAACTCCTTTACAATACTGTCGTTGAATGTATCTAAACTTCTTCTTATCGTTCTTGCTGAATTCCTTTAAACAATAGTCCGGTGAAATAGCAGCCATTCCATCATCATACCCTTGTTGATAAGCTTTATCTTTCTCAATACCCAACAAATAGGTGTGAAGAAAGACAAACCCTGTCAGCATTAGACAAAACAAAGATACATATTTAGCTAAAGACATTCTAATTCCTTTAAGTTGGCATGGTTCTTGCTCTTTAAAGATACATATAAGTAACTTATAATGTATATTACATTAATAGTTATTTAACTTATTAAGTGTATTATACATTAAAGTGTATTAACTTATAATGTATCTTCAATGTCCAGATGGACAGATTCATTCTCACTTGACCGACTAACCATCAATTGATTAATCAGTTTCTTTGGAACTATTTGTGTCGATACCAAACATTCACAACACATATCTAAATAATTCCCTGTTTCAGGATGTTTCAATACCGATTCACCATCACTCAGGTTCTTGTCACAACAAACACAGCGCATAGTCACTCCTTGTTTAAACGTCTTTTAAGAGCCTAACAGGGTGTCAGGCTACCCTACCATTACCAAAGGCTTTTAAGAGCCTTCCTGACCCTCTAAAGCCCCTTCTGGAGGCTTTTCTGACAGAGGCCAGCACTCAGTCCAAGCCGCAAGAGTATATTGGTTGCCTTGGAGGTCGTAAACAGTGGCAAAAGCACCATCCAGCCAACCATATTTAAACACCATGCCCTGCATTTCAATGTATTTGTCTTGATGCCTGTATTCAGCTAATTGCCATAACTGTTGTGGGTTATCCTCACGATAATCGTTAATATCAATTCCTGAAATCATCTTTCAATCCTCCAAACAAAGTGAAACAAGGTAAAGCAAACCTAATGCTGTAACCATAATCATAGGCTTAACCCTTCGTCGTCAACCAATGAATCAATGGCTTCATCAACACAGTCAATCCAGACATTCATTACCTCGCCTTCAGTGACTTTGAGGTGATATGTAGCCACAACACACGTTAAAATAGACTTTAGAGCGTGTTGTGCCTCTGATTCTGTCCAGTCTAGGGGTGTACGCCTAATCACACTGTTTACGCTGTGAATATAGGCCATTACCTCACGTTGACGCACCATGTCGCACAGTGTCTGTTGTTCGTCTGTCCAACGTTCATCGTTTCTTGTGATGCTGCTCATACTGTTTCCTTTACTTTTTCAACAACATACATAGGCGGCTCACCTTCGCCTAGGTCTAGGGTTGCATTGTTGAGCATAGCCCAGAATAGAGCATCTTCTCGGTGTAAAAACCTTATGGCGACAATCTTAGACTGTCGGTGTATAACAGCGTACATTTTAACTTACCTCCAAAAGTTCAGCAGGGATTGAGACAGTATCGCCAAGTTTGCTAGCAACGTAGCAGCGCATGGCGGCAATGAGGGGTGTTGGGCCATCCATCATTTGTTTACGAACTCGTGTTGGATTACCGGGCGGTTTAGCGAACCAATCCCTACCGATGTTGCCGGTGTATTCGAGGCTAATCCTCTCACGCTCAATAATTGGGCCGCCTTGTTTCCAATCTGCGGACGGTGCAAAGAAAACGCCGATTTGTTTCAACCCTTCTGTTTTATAAACACGTTTCGACTTTGAATTGAAACACGGAGACCCGTAGTTATAACGGTTGCTATCATATACACACTTCGCTACCGCCCAGTCAAGGGCTGCTTCTGTGAGTTCGGATGTTTTCATTTCTTTAAACAACATGGTTAACCTTTCACTTTACCAACACATCAAAATATGACAATGCGCCAATGGCAAGCATAAGCCCGACTGAGCAAGCGATCAAGACATCAAGCCACCCTGATGTTTTGGTAGGTGTTGATTGTGGCCCATACTGTAAGGCTTGATTGTAGGCTTCGAACACTTGTTTAGAGTTTTGCATGGTTAACCCCTTAGACTTTAGAAGCATCGAAGCAAAACGAAAAGCCCTTACCATCGGCACTGTCACCGTAGCGCATACCGTCCAGCGTCCAGTCCAGCTTATTCTTTGCAACCAAGGCTTTGACGGCCTCAAAGTGGCACAAGTGGCCTGACAATTCATGCGGATAAGGGACAGTGGCACTGAAGCCCTTAGAGTCCCCGAAGCCCACAGTATAGGCTTTGATCCGTGAGCCACGGGTATTGGTGCAAGGGATGAATTTGGTATGGATGGCGATCATGGTAAGAACCTTTGAAAAGATACCCCTAAGCGCTAGGGGCTAACGTGTAGCCTATTCAGGCAAGGCTTACATTCTAGCACACTAAGCAAAGCCCAATATGCTAGGTGTAAACCCTCATTAATAAAACTTGCTTGTAAACTTTTCCTCACGCTCGATAGCATCTTGCCATGCCTTAGCTAGTTTATCATGCTTAGTCTTATCTGTGTTGCTTTGAAATGCCTTGTAAGCCTGTTCGATCTTAGCCTGAAGCTTGCGCCATTGTTGCGTCTGTGTATGTGTCATGATTGTTTCCTTGGTTGATTGATGGTTTGATTGTATCGCCCCTTGCGGGGCTTTGCAATAGGTGTTTACCCTTAGATTGCAGGAATGTCGAACATGAAACCTTCAGGGCCGTGTAAATGTACTTTGTGCTTCGGTGTGAATGATCTCATCCATTCAGGGCGCTGAAGGTATTTAGAGAACTCAAGCAAAGCGGCTTCGGCTGTTGGGCCTGATGCCTTCGTGCTTTGATGAGTGCCATTGACAGCATCATTGTGCCACACGATAACACGATAAGCGAGTAGGTCTTTCATGGTGAACCCCTTGATTAGTAGGGGCATCTAAGCCCCTTGATTTATGTTACAGGATAAAGAAGGGCGAGATCAAGAAGGCTGTAAACATGATATCGAACCAGTTTGCTTTGATGTATTCCATGATGTTTCCTTAGTGTGTCTGCCTTGCACTATTG